CATTGGCACCGAAAACCAGAATCCGGAAACGTCCCCGATTAACGTTTACTGGGATGCTGCTGCCACCATTTCTGCGCCGCAGCCATTGCGCACTGTAAATGGGCATGTGCAAAGGTCTGGTGCCGCGACAAATGTTTATGTAAGCGGTAATTTTTCAATTGTTGTGCGTGACCGCCGACAGCGGCTTGTTTACTCAAACCTATCGATTGTTGATGTGGCTGGCAATCTGCAGGAAAACCTTGCGAATGCGACGGACGCCACTAAGGGTGATGCGCTGGTCGCCGTCAAGCGCATTGCTACTGGCGCAGTAGCCACAACCGTGCACGCATGGATTGAGGCCACAGACGGTTTTAACACTGTCGGGGAATTTGCGGCACTCAAGGACGGCACCGATCAGACTTCCGCAGTGCAGCTAGCCGTCACGGCATGCGGCGCGCGCGCTGGTGGCACGGTTATTATTCCGCGTGGCTGTAAGTTCAACATCAAGAACCTGACATTTCCGCAGCGGTGCAATTTGGAATTCTGGATGGACGACGATTTGTCGAGGCCAAATCCGGTAACCACGCTTGGCACAAACGAAAAGATTCTGTTTCAGGCCAATGCCAATGATGACGGTATCGTCAATGAGCACCGGGTTACAGCGTCATTTCATCCTAGCTTTAACCTGGATTTGCGCCGCGATGTTCCTGGGCATGACGCGCAGCTAGGCACGGGTCAGGTTCGTGTGCCGACTGACAGCACCCCGGCGCGCGCAAGTTGGAATATTTTTGACGCAACACGCTCACCCTACAATGTGACAGACGATGCTTTGTTTGCTAATTTATCAAATGCAGAAGCAACTGACACACGAATGGATTTTGTTTCAAACGGATTTAAAATAAGAGCAACTACAAACGGAATTAACGGCTCTGGTGCAACTTATATATTTATGGCATTTGCAGAAAACCCATTTAAAAACGCTAACGCAAGATAACAGGAGAAAACATGGCACATTTCGCACAACTTAACGAAGAAAACCTAGTAACACAAGTAATTGTAGTTGCTAATCAAGACACAGCCGACAAAGATGGTGTAGAGAACGAAGCTATAGGCATTGAGTTCTGCACTAACTTACTTGGTGGTAAATGGGTTCAAACATCTTACAACGCTAACATCCGTAAGAACTACGCAGGTATTGGTTACAAGTATGATGCAGCACTAGATGCTTTTATTCCACCACAACCTTTTGCAAGCTGGACATTAAACAATGAAACAGCACAGTGGGAAGCACCAACACCATATCCTACAGATGACAAAAGATATACATGGGACGAAGCAACGACAGCTTGGGTCGAAGTACCCGTAGGTGAATAATGAAGATCCTAGTTGGAGTATTAATAACACTCTGTTTACTTGTTTGCATACACCAAGCTCACGCTGAAACAACGACAATAAACCAAAAAGGAATGCCAGTGCCTAGCGCGATGGCGCCTAGTATGTCTGCGTTTTCACAAGATGTTTGTGCGGTACCTATTAGTGCAGCGGGTAATTTAGGTTTTATTTCTTTATCAGGCGGTACTGTATTACTTGATGATAACTGTGTAAAAATTAAGTTAGCCAAAACACTCAACGATTTAGGACTCAAAGTGGCTGCCGTATCGGTGCTATGCCAAGACCCAAAAGTATGGGACGCGATGGAGATGAGTGGTTCACCATGTCCTATGGGTGGGTCTGTAGGTCAAGCTGCTAAGAAAGCATGGTTCCAACGTAATCCCGAAAGGTTTAAAAAACTATATGGCGAGGATTATAATATTCCTGCTTTGCCTCCTACTAAGGAATAATGCATATGCTTGGTACTGTAATTTCCAGCCTGATGACCAAGGTAACATCGTTCCTGGATCTATGTCTTGTAGTGGTATCTCAAATGATGACGCTTTGCAGAACCATTATTGCGGTTGGTATAGACCGTATGACCCTTATTGTTCAATATATCAAGTCCCAGTGTGTAGCCCTCAAGTTGAGTATAGAACCTTGTCTTGCCCAATTAATCAATCAGGTGCTATTAATGAAACTAGGTCTTATGAATGTACTTCACAAAGTTGGACAGGTTGGACAACAAGTTCTAACAATTGCACACCAAATCCGCCAACGTGTATTGAATCTACTGAAACAAGGACACTAACATGCTCAACTGGATTCGAGGGATTATTACAAGAACAAAGAGTTTCGATTTGCTCGGATCCGTATGGTTCTCCAACTTGGACTGCATGGTCAACAATATTAGATACTTGCAAGATGACGTCGACGAACTTAAACAACCCGGCATCGCCAATCAGTCCGATAAGCCCGACGAATCCAAACAGCGTTCTGAACCAAGTCACAACTGCACCTATCATCCCACCAGAACCTGTAATTGTACAGGACATGACTGCATTGACAACGAACAACAGAAACACCAGCTACTTCGGTAGCCACAGTAAAGAGCGAATCAAGTGGGGGGACATCTGCACCAAGCCCCGCAAGTACTACGACGACGTCGGGTACAGATAAAAAAGATAATGTAAAAGCCCCAGAAACACCGAAGGGGAAAGATTTAGTACCAGGCTTTGGCATCGTCATGTCGATGCAGCTTTTAAACGCAGGCTACAATATGCAGCAAGCGCAACTAGAAGAATCAATCAAACTTATACAGGAAGAAGAATATGGACGACAACAAAACATACTCCTTGAATTTATCAGCGCAAATGCTACTGGGGATTATCTTATCAGTGCTAGTGCCAATAGGTGGCGCAGTATATTACGGGATAACCCTCTTCAACGATTTGACCTCGACGATTGAGGAAGTAAAAAAGATGAGCTCTGTAGAAACTAGAATTATAGTATTAGAAGATAGATCACGTTCTACTGAGCGTCAATTAGTTGATGTGATGATGTCTAACAATCGTGCATTAGAAAAAGCTAACGAAGCTTATGGTCGTGCTATTGAAGCTAATAGTGTTGCTAAAGCTACGCAAGATAAAATTACAGACACAGTGACAAACGTCAAAGATGAAATGAAACAACTACGAAAGGCAATGGTAAACCCATTGAATAACTAATATGCTATCCATCCTCTCCTCGATTCTTGGCTTTGCTACTGCGGGGCTACCATCTATACTAGGCTTCTTCCAACAAAAGGGAGATCAAAAACATGAAAAAGAAATGGCTCAATTACAAATGCAACAACAAATGGCTATGGCTGAGAAAGGTTTTCAATCTCAAGAAAAAATAGCTGCTATTGAATTGGAGGGTACTTATGCTGAAACTTTTGCACAAGAACGTCAAGCTTTATACGAACACGATGCTAAATTGGTTCATGATGCTGCACCATGGGTTAGAACTCTTAATGCCTCTGTCCGTCCTATTGTTGCTTTCACTTTTGTAGGATTACTTGTATTCGTTGACGTAGCTGGATTTATATGGGCAGTTCAATCATCTGGCTTTAGTCGTGAATCTATGGACGTTGTATTTTCTACAGATGAAATGGCTATTGTAGCTTCGATTATTGGATTTTATTTTGGTGCTAGAACTTGGGAAAAGAAATAAGTGATTGAGTTCTGTACTTATATTATAAAGTGCGCAACATCAGGCAAAAATTATTATGGGTCTACTTCGAATTTTAAGAAACGTGTTACTCAGCATAAGTACTTATTACTTCGAAATAGGCATCATTCTGCTCATTTACAAAAGGCTTGGAATAAATATGGTGAAACCGCTTTTGAATTTAGTATTTTAAAAGTCTTTGAATGTGCAGAAATGATGTTACTTGCAGAAAAAGCTTTATTAGAGACATATTTTAAAAACGCTTATAATATAAGTACTGAAGTAAATAAAGCTCACATGTTAGGTAGACACCATTCAGAAGAAACTAAACAAAAGCTTAGAGAGATGTTTACAGGCAAACAAGTGCCAGAAGAAACTAAAATAAAAATACGTGCCGCTAGAGCTAAACAAATTATGCTTAAAGGACGTAAATGTACTCCTGAAACTATTGCAAAAATAAAAGCTAAACGAGCGCTTCAAGTAATGAAGTCTGGATGGAAAATGAGTGAAGAAGCTAAAAAGAAAATGAGCCTAGCTAAATTAGGTAGAAAGTTTCCTAGACATGCAAATTAATGAAGCTGGTTTAAAACTTATTAAGCACTATGAAGGGTGTAAATTAAAACCATATTTATGCCCTGCTAATCTCTGGACAATTGGTTACGGGGCAGTATTATATCCAGAACAAGCTAAAATACCGTCTACTATAGAAGGAATGGCTAAGAGAAAAGTTTACCCATTAAAAGCAGAACACAATAGGCAGTGGAGCCAGAAAGAAGTTGATGATTTACTTAAGCACGATCTTACACGATTTGAAAGAGGAGTTACTTTGTACGTTACTGTGCCTCTTAGACCAAATGAATTTTCAGCGTTGGTTTCCTTCGCTTTCAACCTCGGAAACGGTGTTCTGCAGCGTAGTACTGTTAGGTCTGCTTTATTACGCGGCGATAAAAAGGCGGCTATGGAATCGTTAGTGAAATATTGTCGTGCAGGTGGTAAAATACTGAAAGGTCTGCAAACTCGCAGATTGGACGAGAAAGCACTCTTTGAAGGTAAATAATGCCATTAAGTAAGCTCATATTTAAACCAGGTGTCAACCGAGATCAAACTGATTATTCCTCAGAGGGTGGTTGGTATGAGATGGATAAAGTTCGTTTCCGTTCAGGATTCCCTGAAAAATACGGTGGCTGGACAGTTAAAACTTTTGAAGCCTATGTAGGTTCTGCACGTAGTATATTTACTTGGACTACCACAGACTCAAGCCGATTGGTAGCAGTAGGTACCAATGAAAAAATTTATGTAAACGCAGCTACATCTTTATACGACATAACGCCTCTTCGTATTACTTATACTACTGCGTCAACACCAAGTTCAGATAATTGTTTCCAAACAACAAACGGTTCAAACTTAGTTGAGATACTAAATATTACCGCAGGTATTGAAGATGGTGAGTGGGTAACATTTAGTGGCGTGACTACGGCTATAGGTGGTATTCCTGCAGCTGAATTTAATAACGAATTTCAAATTGATGTAATTAGCGGCACACCTTATATTACGCTTCCAACCACTGCAACATCTACTGCCGCATCAACAGGTAATACAGCTATTACAGCAGAGTTCCAAATCAATATTGGAAATTCAATCACTACATTTGGTTATGGTTGGGGCGCAGGACCTTGGTCTCGTGGTACTTGGGGTTCTGGATCTACGCTTCCTATAGTTTTTTATCCTAGATTAGAATTTTTTGACAACTTTAATAATGACTTAGTCTTTAATATTTTTGGCGCAGACCTTTATTACTGGGCTTACGATCCTACGTTTACAACACGTGCAGTTTTATTATCTTCACTAGGTGGTGCTGTTGCGGTTCCTCAACAAGTGACTATTAGCTTATTTGCAGCGTCAGGACACTATGTAGCACTTGGTTGTACTAATTATGATGCAACTGCGCCAGGCCCTGATTATCTAGGTACTTATGATCCACTACTTATTCGCTTCGCAAACGTAGATCCTGATATTGGTCCTGAACCAGAAAATTGGCAACCAACACTTACTAATACAGCGGGCTTCTTAAGATTACAAGCTGGTTCACGTATTGTAGCTGCAATTAACTCTCGCCAAGAAATGTTAATATGGACTGATACTGCGTTAACTTCTATGCAATTTTTAGGTACACAAGAAGTTTTTGGTCTACAACAATTATCAGCTAATATTTCAATCGTGGGTTCTAACGCAGTGGTCGGCATTAATAACGTAGTTTACTGGATGGGACGAGATAAGTTCTTCACATACTCAGGCCGTGTAGATGCACTACCTTGTACACTACGTCAATATGTTTTTGGCGACATTAACTATGAACAAGCGCAATTATTCTTTGCGGGTACTAATAATGAATATAACGAAATCATTTGGTTTTATTGTTCAGCTACTTCATCAGAAATTGATCGCTATGTTATTTACAACTACAATGAAAATATTTGGTACTACGGCAATCTAGAAAGAACTGCTTGGGCGGACGCAGGTGATTTAACTAACCCTACGGCGTTTGCTGGTGGCTGGGTTTATAATCATGAAACAGGTACAGACGACGGACAACCAAACGGATTGCCTCCACTACCTATTACTGCATTTATTCAATCTGCTGACGTTGACATTGATGACGGCGATAAATATATGTTAATACGTCGTGTTATTCCAGACGTTAATTTTACTGGGTCTGAAACGACTAATCCTGTAACAGGTGCTACAATAGTTCCAGAAGCTACCATTACGATAGGCGCTAGAAACTTCCCAGGTGCAGCATCAACAACTACAAATGCATCAGGTGTTACAATGGCTCGCGACATTATTACTTCAACAGCTACAATTAATCAATATACAAACCAAGTATTTATTCGTGCACGTGGTCGTCAAATGAATTTTAGAATCTCGTCTGACACTGTAGGAGCACAATGGCAACTAGGTATGCCACGTATTGATGCACGTCCAGACGGAAGAAGGAACTAATATGGCAGATACTATAGTAAAAACAAAAGCCCCGGCGTTAGCATTAAGTCCAATTACGTTTTCTCAACAACACTTTGACTTATATAGCCAACAACTTCGTGTATACTTTAATACACTAGACACTGCTAATGGTCAAACAATACAACAAGTTAATAGTCTTACTACTATGGTTTGGTTAGGAATATAAATGGCATTTCAAAATGTAACCCCAATTCAACTAGGTCAAGCTGCAATTACAACAGGTGTTACCACTGTTTATACAGGCCCTGTTAACACAAGAACCTACGTAAAAGATATTAACATATGCAACACAACCGGAATATCTCGTACTGTATCTGTTTTTTTAGTGCCTAGTGGAGGCTCAGCAGGAACAGGAAATGCATTGATATATAACTTAGTACTTTTTGGTAACGATTTATATAGATGGCAAGGTGTTCAAGTTATGAATGCTGGAGATAGACTACAAGTTCAAGCTTCAGCAACGGGCGCTACAATCACAGTTTCTGGTGGTGAAGCCGTATAAATCATGGTATTATTAGACTAATTTAAGGACTCCCGATTATGACAACATCCCACACAGCACAAGGCTTAGCATCTTTAGGTAGACATGGCGACACAATGCTCGTCCATATGAGTCCACACGAGGTTGTAGGACTTAATTATCTTGCTAAAAAACAAGGTACTAGCTTAACTATTAACCCTGAAACAGGTCTTCCTGAAGCATTTAATTTAGGTAGTTTCTTTAGTTCTTTCTTACCCACATTAGCAGGTATGGCTTTTGCTCCGGCAACAGGCGGTTTTTCTATGGCTCCATTATTAGCAGGGGCTGCAACAGGTGCAGTGATGGCAGGGGTTCAAGGTAAAGATCCATTAATGGGCGGTTTAATGGGGGGTCTTGGTGGATATGGTGGCGGCCAATTAGGTCCAGCTTTAGGCGCAGCAACACCAGGTGGATACGTAGCAGGGCAAGCAGTACAAGGTGCGGCAAATCCGTTGATGAATACAGCAGTTAATACTACTTTAAGTGGCGCAGGATCTTCAATGATGACTAATCCTCTTATATCTAATGCTGCAAATAGCATGACTCAAGCTGGTTTAGGTGCAGGTAGTGGTGTAGGATTTATGGATAAAGCTACTCAAAATATTATGAGCGCAGGATCAGGACTAAAAAATATAGCAACAGGTCAACCAGGTGCATGGGATGCATTTAAAGCTGCAGGTGGCACGGGTACACAACTTGCTCTGCCAGTAGGTGGTGCAGTATTAAGTGGTTTAGAACCTTCTGATATTTATGGTGAACCTATTAATATGGATGAAGCTAGAAAGAAACAAGCATATGACCCTTACAAATCATTAAATTTAGGTAATGACACCGGTCTTCGTTTAGTTGCTAAAGGTGGTTATATTGACGGTTACGCAGTGGGTGGTACAGTAACTACTGGCGGACTCCGTGATTTATATGGTACAGCAGATAATAATACTAATCCTCAGTTAAGTCGTGATGGTTACGGTGTAGGCAGATTAGAAAATTTAGCTAGACAACAAGCGATGACTCAAGCTCAAACCACAGGTTATGCTATGGGCGGCCCAGTAAGTTTTGCTGATGGTGGCGATGCTATGAAATTACAAGACGAAATTTCACCTATTGATCAAAGTATGGGGTTAGGTAATCTAAGTGCTACTATGCCTCCTCCTGCAGGACAAGCAATGCAAGCTAACCAAGTTCAAAATACAGCGTCAGCGTTATCAGATACAGCAAGTTCAGAAGGTAGTATTGTTGCCCAAGTAGCAAACAATTTAAGAAATGATCCTAACTACCAACCAAAGAATCCTATTGAAGCTGCTATCGTAAAACAAATGAAAGGTACTGAACCTACAGACCAAGGAAAACAAGCACAAGGTTTAGGTTCGATTGCACCTAGCCAACCTATGGCACCAAGTTATAATCCGTCAGTTGCTATGGGCCCAACATATTATGCTGGCATGAATGCACCTCGTGGATTTGCTGATGGTGGCGATGTAGCTAGTGGCGATTTATCTGCAGAAAGCGCGGCCGACTTAGCAGCATTCCAAGCAGCGCAAGCTAACAATCCTTCAGGTTTATATGGCGCTAATAGTCAAGGTTATGGTATTACTGCACCAACAAGAAATCCTACTGTTCCTTCATATAGTGTTT